ATGTATAAACGATTTTCAGGGGCTTACCTTGCAGGTTTTCAGGCGGCGACGCGATTTGCCCGGAACGAATGCCAATTCCCAAAACCCGCGTAACCATCGGGTCAAGGTCTTCAGCCTCGAACGAACCAATAATCGGCCCAAGAATATTCTGTGATTTTTCGTCCAGGGTCAGCACTTGTGTGGCTGACATTCTGGGGTCGCTTGAAATTGACAGCAGATTGTTCAAAAATCCGTCTTGAATTTTTTGGTCCAGGCGCGCGGTATATTCAATACCCAGCGACGTATCGCCGCCAGCGTGAATTTTACGGATCGGGTCACCATGGCGGAAAAGATCAGACCGTACATAGGTCAGCCCGCCCCTGGCCAGTGACGGAATACCCATCACACCATCATCGGGCAATTGCAGGGATGGATCGACATTTTTTTCCAGCGATTCAATGGTGGCCCCGGCGATTCTGTTGGCCATTTTGACATCTGCCAACACCACATGCCCACGCCCACGCCCATATTTTTCGCCCGCGCGCTTTGTCCAGCGCGGCACCGACCACGGCCATTCCGGGAAACCGCTTTCTCGCACAAGGCTATTTTCACCAAGATTAATATAAATCGATTCCACCGGCATGGACAACGGGCCAAGGCGCTGGGTTATTTTCCGGCGGGGCCGGGTAATATGCAGAAAGCGCGTTTTTTCCTTTCGCGGTTCCTGTTTTTCATCATTTTTTTCAACCTTGGCGCCCGGCTTGTCGTTAGGTCTGTTGAATTTTGCCATAGCCTGGGATGCGGTTAATTCAAATTCACGCCAAACTTCACTGACGCGACCGTCCGGGCCTTCAACCACATAAATTTCACGCAAGGAAACGGCTTGGAAAAATACCCCGATACCAAACTTTTCTTCCATGAAAACCGCACCCATACCGTAAAAAACGGTAGAGCGATATTTGATCTGTTGCGGCGCGATAAACCCGGAATCACCGCTATCAAACATTGACAGCGTTTGGGTTGTAGAATCCATCAGCCAGCGTTTATCAGCATCATCCAGATTTCTCTGGCCGGTGATGGACGATAAATCAAGCCAGCGCGTGGATGGATTTGAAAGCGAATTGTGTAGTGCCGACGCGGTTATTTCCCCGGAATTTTCAGCGGTGCCATCAAGATTGTTGGCGCGGTTTGTGGACCCCGGCGTGTTTTCGCCAATAAAACTGGCATCATCAGGCTGCATATTATTTCTGATATCTTGCCATGTTTTTTCTGTGGTCGCGCGATCGGACTTCAGCTTTTCAAAAAATGAAATTTCGCTAAGAACATTGATTGCCATGGTTTAGCTTCCCAAAAGTGCCTTGCGACCGATTGAGCCGCTTTCGCCTAAAATAGGGCTTGTTTTTAACCCACCGAAAGCCGTGGCGGCCCTGCCTTTGGACTGCTGTGCCGCCTTGATTTCACCGCGTCGGGCGGCCTCAACACTCGGATCAGTAACCTTGGGCGGCGTTGGGGCGACTTGTTGCACGACTGGTTGGGGGGAACCAAATAACAATTCGGTCATATCACATATTCGCTTTTCTGCCGTGGGGTGAATTTTGAAGGTTCTGGCTTTGCATATTTTGGGTGTCACCACTTAAAATTGCTGTTCTGCGCGTGGTATTCATTTCGCGGCGGTTTTTGATCGAAGTGCTTACTGCCACTGATCCCTTAACACTCATTATCACGTATTGCAAGGCATCTTGCGGATCACTATGTCTGTTTTTTTCCGGGATGTCGCCAAACCGCGCGTTTGAACCCGTGACTTTTGCGAATCGGTAGCCACCATTGAACCCTTTGCGCAAACTTTTACAGACCACCGATATCAGCAATTCCGGTTCTACACCGTCAATCAGGCGCAACAGGGATTCGGCAACCGGGTCCAGGCGCGCGCTCAGTGTGTTTGACCATGCGGGTATAATGCTAAGGCCCGTTTCCTCGCGCACCTTATCGGCCCAGCATTTATCATCGCCTTCGCCGCCGTCAACCGCCGATGGGTCGCAATAACATCGTATATCTTCCCATTGGGCCTGTGGATATTCGCGCTTGATTTCGTCCACCAACAGCCGCGAAAAATTGGTTGGCCCGATGCGGCCCGGCACCAATTCCCCAATCACGCGCTTTTGGCCATTTGGCAGCGTTTGCATAAATACCGCCGCCGGGTGGCCGCCCGCGTCCAGACCTATTTCCAGCCTTAACCCCGGAAAATATTCCAGTTTCGTTTTTGAAATGTGGGTGTTATCGCTAAAATTTTCGTAAACCGGCTTGCCGGAAGTGCTAAATCCAGCCTCATTGTCGATCATGCGCTTGATATAACCGGGCTTTTTTCTGTTCAACGCCGCTTGGGTTGTATAATATCCCGGCGCCAGATTTGGCAGATTTTCCGCGTCGGCCTCACGTCCGCCCGGCTGGCGAAATATTTCAACACCTTCCGGTATATCCAAAGTCATTTCGTGTAGCCAGGAATCAAGCAACGGCGCGTTGTAATCCCCCAGTGCGCCGTACCACGTTGGCCCGCCTTCGCGCATAGGCGGGTAGCGCCCAGCGCGGCCTATGGAGTATGTGTAAACATCCTCGGCCAGCAAATCCAGTTCGTTCAGATAAAATGCGGTCGGCTGGTACCCACGCAAAACATCTTCAGCCGAATGATCACCAATCGCAGCAAAATCGATTGTAAATTCCAGCATTGTACCGTCAGGCTGTGGTAAATTGATTTCGTGTACGGCAGGGCCATCTTTTGTGCCAGAAAAATGGCCCACTGGTTTGGGAATCCATTCATGCCACGATGGAATAGTTGTTTTCCAAAGCTGGCGATAGGTATCACGCACCACGCAGAGCTTGAATTTTCGCACACCATCAAGCGTTGATGGGCGCTGCATACTTCCAAATCTCAGCCCTTTCATCAAACACGCTGATGTTTTTCCAGATCCAACCGGGCCATTGATCAGCGGCACATGTGCCGTGCTGGCCATAAACCGCGCCGCCACCGGCCCCGGCGGCAGCCAGATCAATTCCCGCCAACGATTACCCCCAATCTAAACAAAAATCAACCGGGTCGCATTTTGCCCGGTTTTTTAGTCTGCTTTTCAGCTCCCCCCTACCCACAAACCAAGTCTAAAAATTTCGCGATTTTTTGGCTTTTGTACTTTCCGAAATAGCGTGAATGCCCAGACAAACCCCCATAGGAAAGGGGGCGGGGGGGCGGGATTTGGAAGGCCACCCCCTCGAACGGTTCAAACGGGCAATCGATTTGAGTTTTTTCGATCGATCGCGCACCGGTCGGCAGGTATGCAATATCTGTATTGTGCATACTTCAAAAGCTAATAAATTCAGCTGCTTATATTTTATGGATGGCTTTAGGCTGGGTCGGGCACTACATCTTGTGCCACTTCGTCGCCTTCGTCGCCGGTTTCGGCATCGTCGCCCTCCGCCGGCAACGTGATCACCACCCCGCCCACGGGCTGGGCATCGTCGCCAGGCGCGCCCGCTGGCGGCGTGTAGGTTGTGCCAATAAACAGCGACAAGTCACCATCAACGCCCAAATCTAGCGTTGTGGGCATCTTCTGATTTGTATATTCGACCAACTTAGTGGCCGCTGCCATCTGGAACGAAAAGGCCTTTTCCGTGGTACATTTCAACTCTTTAGCCAATTCCTCAGCCGGTCGGTTGAAGCATTCCGCCAGAAAAATCAACGGATTCGTGTACCGCGCGCTGATATATTTCACCCAATCGAGCGTCGATTTATTTCCAGCCCCAGGTGGACGCCCTTTCCCCCGTTTACCGGCCTCTGGGCGCTTTTCGGCGTCCTCAAACCCTTCGCCGACCATGACACCGGACGGTAAAAGGCTGAGCTGTTGACCAGACCACCCTAGGCCAGCCTCATCCGCGCCGATCACGTCAACCGCCGCCGAAATTCCCGTTTTTTTGTCCGCATCGTCAGCCATTAAAACACCAGTATTTAATCATTTCAGCAGCCTAGAGCATACACCCCCGTGGCCCAGCTTCAAACCGTTAGATGATGTTAGACGTTGTGCGCCCCAGCGTAAGGCGCTTTTATATATATATTTCAATGAGTTATATATATTTATTACAATCTAACGCCTTTTTTTACGCTCTCTCCCGTGCGTGGGTGCGCACACGCGCGCACGACCCCACCCAATTTCACGTAATACCGTTAGATACCGTTAAACCATTGGAAACAATAAACAATATGCCTTACGGGCGTCTAACGCCACATAACACCAGATTTTTCCCAATCTCAGAATTTTTCCGAATTCTTTGAGCGAAATTAAGGGGTAGGGGGTAAAAGGTGGGGGATCGAGGCGAGGTCGGCACCATGGCCGCGCCTGGGCGGTTCTGTTTTTTCGTCGACGGGGTGGCAGGGATAAGGTGGGCCGCCGCCCCGTGCGCAGGGCACACGGGGCCTCTGGCCCGCTTTTGGTAGTGCTAGGCACTACACAAACAGAAGCAGGGCGGCGGGTTTTTGTTGTATTGGCTACCTAGGGTTGACAGCGCGTGGCATTGGTGCTAAGTCTGGCCCATACCACAACGCAAAAAGGACTGAAGCCCATGAAACAATCAGACGCCGCTAAAATACTTGGCCTAGATGGCCAAATCACGCCGCCCATGGTTAAAAAGGCCTTTCACGCCGCCGCCATGAAATACCACCCCGACAGAAACCCCGCCGGGCTGGAAATGATGAAAATCATAAACACGGCATTCGACGCCTTGAAGGAATTCAGCGGCGCGATTGATGCCGAACTATCCGAACAAGACTACCCAGAGGCCCTAAACGCCGCCATAAATTCAATTATCGCGCTGGATGGACTTTTGATCGAAATTTGCGGGGCGTGGGTGTGGGTCACCGGCAACACGCGCGAACACAAAGAAACCTTAAAGGCCAATGGCTACCGATTCGCCGGTAAAAAGAAGGCTTGGCACTTCCGCCCCGATAACTGGAAAAGCGCAAGCCGGGGCCGGGTTTCTTTGGATTCCATCCGCGAAAAATACGGCTCAGTAACACCACATCGGCCCGAGTTTCGCCCCGTGGCGCATGCTGGCGCCTAGCCCTCGATCCAACCCCGGCGACAACCGCCCCAGCCCCGGAGCCTTAACAGGTGGCCGGGGTAAAGGGGTGAAAACTTAACCAAGTAGGAGTCAAAACAATGCCCAAATTGAAATCATACACCGCTATATTATCGCCCGCGATCAAGACCAAGGACGGCTTTATATCGCTTCCCTGCACATCGGAACGGCACACCATCGAGGCCGATAATTTCCACGAAATTGAAGCCCAGCGCGACGAACTGATCGAGGATGACAGCTATTCTTTCACCGCATCTATCAGCCTCGACCGTGGCCAACGCAAAAACCCCGGTTTTGATAATTAGCGCAACAGTCAG